CGGACCATAGCCCCGATGAGGACTCGGACGTTCTCCGTGATCACGATGCGGACGACAAGAACGAAGTTCACGCCTTGGACATCGACTCTACAGGTCCGTGGCCTAATGTGGGCTTCCACACTATCATCATGAAGGTGATCGAGTGGGAGAAGAAGAAGTGGAATGACCCAAATGACAAGTGTCGTTTGAACTACGTCATTTGGGATCATAAGATCTACGACAAGGACAACGACTTCGTCGGTGTCGCGTATGGCGGCTCAGACCCTCATACCAACCATGCACACTTCAGCTCTCGGTACGAGACTAGCTGTGAGAACGACACTCGACCGTGGGGTGTCAAGGCAACGTTTGGAGATGACGTGACTAAGGAAGAGTTCATGGCCTGGAGCAAGGAGTTCCACGCCAAGACCAATGAGGGCTTCGCTACCAACATGGCGGATGGTATTGGTGGCGCTGGACCAGCCTACAGCGTGCTGAGTACTACCGCCGGCCGTACCAAGGTAGCACTGGATGAGCTCAATAGTCTCGAAGCCAAGGTAATCCAGCTCGACGGTGTGCTGACCAGTATCAAGGCTACTGTGGAAGCTACCAAGATCGCCATCGACGCACACATCGCAGGTCTGGTAGAAGGGACGCCCGGTGCCTGATAGGGACGAGCCTGACTACAAGGGTCCGTACGATGCGGACAAGTACGGTGAGGATGTCTTCGGACATCCTGTGAATGCCTTTGGGCGCTGCGAAGGTCTCAACGCTCAGCCCCCTACGTGTCCTCCTGCTGAAGAGGTGTAACAGTGACACGCGCCGTACGCTACGTGTTCATCGATGCCCTATCTGGGAACATCATCGAAGAGATCCCACTGCAGAGTGTCACCATCAACCAGACACTCAGCGGTGGTGAGTTGCGTGCGACGTTCGGTCTGGACCTCAACGGGTACACCAACGACCAGCTTGTTTCGGCAACTATTCCTGGTAGGTGTTTCGTCGTAGCAGAGACCGACTCAGTAGTAATCTGGGGCGGCCTGATCTGGACCAGAACTTATCAGAGCCAGGCCAAGTCGATGCAGCTCTACGCCAAGACGCTTGACCAGTACACTAACAAGCGAGTCATCGAGATCGACCGCACCTTCACTGCGACTGATCCGCGCAACATTATGATCCAGCTCTACCAGGATATGCAGAGTGATCCGAATACTATCCAGATCGATCTGCCTGGTACATTTCCTACCGCCAACCCTATTGACTTCGAAGTCAATGCCAGCGAGATAAAGTCGTATCGATCTGCAATGGATCAGCTCGCTACTCAGGCAATTGGGTTTGAGTACACCATCGACTGGACTCGTGTAGGTAATGCGTATAACAAGACGCTGCGGATTGGTATGCCTCTAGGTAGTCTTCCAGGTGATACCAACCCCATCTTTGAGTATCCAGGCAACATCCTTAACTACTGGCGTAACGATACCATTGGGTCGGGAGGGACGAACATCTTTGGTATCGGTGCTGGTGAAGGTACTACCATGCCGGTAGTTGAGGTTATCCATCAGGATCTGCTGGATGCAAGGTTCCCTCGTCTGGATGCTACAATCACCTTCAAGGACATTGAGGACCTTGGCACTCTTACAGAACTGACCCAGACGCAAGCATCAATTGGGAAGGCACCTCAGCCTGTATACACCGTACAGATGAAGGCTGATAGGGAACCTGCCTTCGGTGACTACGGGCTGGGTGACTACTGCAAGCTAGTGGTTAAGGACGCTCTGCATGTAGATCCCGGCATTACCTTCCCCACTCGCATTCTGGGATGGGACTTCACACCAGCTCAGAGTGATGCAGTAGAGGAAGTGCAGCTCATTCTGCAGGGAGATGACGACGCCTAATGACTGAGATTCGCCAGCATCGAGAAATGCCCGATCTCCTGAAGCAGATCGAAGAGCTGTACAGGCGCGTAGTGTCGCTCGAGAACGGCCGCCGGCTAGGTAACACATCGTTGGATGGTGGTGAACTTAGCATCAAGGGTGGTGACATTGTCGTCAGGGCCCCTGACGGTGCTGCTGTTACTCGTATCGAACACGGCAATGAGCCACGCATTCGGTTCTATCCCAATGAGGGTGTTGACACACTAGATTCACAGATCCTTGCTTGGGAGAACTCGGGCAACGGTGGCTCTGCTCTTCAGATGAATATCCAGCAGCCTGGCAACATCCAGGATGGTGGCAAGTTGCTCCTTATGAACACTGCAGTGTATCTGTCGCTACAGCGAGCACTGCAGGCTGAGTGCTACTTCAGCATCGGCGAGAGCACTTCATATCCGGAGCACTTTAGATTCCGTGGGCGCTGGCGCGTAGGCGTTCAACAGGACAGTGACGATGCCATTGTCTTTGGAATCGAAAGCGTTGCAGCGGGTTTCAGTGCGGCCAGCTTTAACTTCGCACAGACCTTTGACACTGCACCGTTCCTTGTCTACAGTATCCTCAGCGCCGTGGGTCCTGTTTCACATAACTTAACTGCCGTTAGCACTACTGGCTTCACCGTCGGATGGTCAGGTACTACCGCCAAGACTATTTACTGGCAGGCGTGGAGGCAGTAATGCAAGTCAGATTCGAATCAACTAAGGTCGAGGGCTCAGGTATCCAGGTGACTGCCACTGTGGCCGATGGACAAAACTCCACACGTCATTTAGTTGCATTCCCTATCGCTGCTGTTCAGTCATGGATGGATCGCTTTGGCGTTGCCCATGACGATGCAATTGTAGCGATGCTGAGCAGTCACTTCCCTGACGCAGAGGTGAGTGCTCTTCCTGATCCGCTCCTCGACAAGCTACGACAGGAGTACCAAGACTATGCGAAGGTACAACAAGCTCATCGCCGCCGTACTGGCGGGGCTACTGGTGGCAGTCCCTCTCCTAGCAACCGCGTTCAGCGACGACAAGATCACCGCAGCGGAGTGGCTGGAGATCCTGGGAGCATTCCTGCCCGCCGTTTTCGTAGGGTTGTCGCCCGCAAACAAACCGACGACTGGCGATCTGGTCGATCAGGTCAACAAGAACCCTGACCTCGTACTCAAGCAGGCTACAGTGACCCCTACGGTGCCCCGCACTGGTACTACCCAAGGCGGTACAGGTAACATTGTTCTTGAGTGACAACTGAAGAGACTCCTGGCCTCCTACCCCACAATGATGTGGTCCCTCGGTAGGAGGCCAGGCCTCTACTTAAGCCTCCGCAGCCAAAACTCGTCACCAACAGTGAACGTGACGTGATGCAGCCAGTGACGAGTAGCATCACGGATATGACGGTTAGCGGTCCCCGGGACCCACATCCCCACACGCTTGAGCTTGGAGTCGTCCCAGAAGCCCTTGCCCACTGATGCTGACTGTACATAGCAAGGCGTCCCGGTGAGCTGGCAGAAGAGCTTCACCACACCGACGAACTCCCCCGTGGAGTAGTCGATGTACTCTCTGTTCTGAGCATCTTCCTTCCGGAACTCGAAGGACTCTACCACAATTTTGTCCTTGGTTGGTACTACTGTACCCATGAGCCAGAAGTACAAATGCTTCAAGGCAGTTTCCTTAACAGGCCCAGTTGTATAGTCCAACGTTATTCGACATGGATTGAGCAGCCCATCCAGCCAGAAGATGCCTGTATGTGGTCCAGGGTCGATAGCGTAGATCTTCACCTTACCCTCCTCTCTACTGTATGTAATGGTTCTCACGCCCGTGTGGAGTCTTGTGTCCTACACAGCCCGTACAGACTAAATACAAACTCGAGGATCTTGCGGGCCTATAGACCTGTTTAACCCTATGGAAACTCAAGTCTGTTATATAGTCTATCAGGTCTGTTTGCTAGTCTATTCTAGCTGAGCTCTAAGGTCTTTGATCAGGGCTTGCCGGTCTTCGATTTCGGCTTCCAGCTTGGCAATGCGGGCATAGATGCTGCCTTGGCCAGTAACTACCAACTCGATGTTGTCTGGCTTCAGGTTCTGCTTGTTACCATCTACGAAGACGGCTCTCTCGTTCGCCTTGAGCCTACGTCCCAGCTTCTCTTCCAGAATCAAGATGTGCTTGCCAACCCAGTTACGGTCTTCCGTTTTGACTTGGGTGTAGCCGAGAGCGTTGACAGTTTCATCGCCTACTTGGGCAGGCTTTCCTCTAGGCATAAGGTTCCTCCCATCTTGCCTGACAGTTTGGGCAGAGCATTTGTCGTCGCGCCATTCCGAACCGTGTAGTGTCTACTGCACGAGGGTGGCTGCATCCAATCTGCAGTACTTCGGGCATGGTGAGATCACTCAGCCAGTGGACTAGCTGACACTTCATTCGTCCGCTCCACTAGGTCGATGACGTTGGTGGGTGGGACGTCCCAGAGGAACTCGGCCAGCTTGAGGATGGCGTCGGTCTTCTCTGCCAACGTAGGTGCCTTCCATCCGTCGACGGCGTAACCGTTGCTCTTGATGGGTACCTTGGACTGTGCTTCGACAATCTCAACAGCCATCTCCATGGCTTCCTTACGGTTCATTGATGCACTCCGTTGTTAGTAGTTTGAACCAGGATCTTTCTGCTGATCTCCATGCGCGGTCGAAGGTTTTGAAGCTCTGCCTCTGTACAAGCCTTCGACCGCTGCACTCGATGTAATACTCCCAGTCGTATCTGTGTTCTCTCCAGAGGCATTTACCATTCCAGTTCTTACCCCTACGGCAGCCGTAGCAGTAAGTTCTGAAGTGGACTTTCATCACAGATCGCCCCAGGACCTACCATAGCTGATGTCCACATCGAACGGTACGTATTCAGTTACCTCGGCAGCTGCTTGGACCATCTCAGTGCGTAGCATGTATGACACCTGATCCAGTCGTGATTCAGGTGCCTCGACGACAAGTGCGTCGTGGATAGTGAGCCTGATGAAACCAGTGCCTCGCAGCTTAGGACGAAGCCTGACCAGAGCTGTGAGGCAAATGTCCGAAGCGATTGACTGAGGGAGGTACGACAGTCCCTCTTTGAAGACGTCTGCTTGGGTTTGCGGGGTGATGAGTGCGAAGCGGCGTCTGCGACCGAAGGGTGATACAAGATCCTGCCCTGAGGCGATACGGTCACGAATTGATTGCTGCCATGCAACGACTTGAGGAATTGTGGCGAGGAACGCATTGAAGTCGCGCTTCGCCTCCCATACCGGGATTTTGTACTCGTGTGCAATCGAGTACGGCTCTCGACCGTATCCAATGCCGTAGAAGTACGCCTTAGTTCTGACACGCTGTTCCTTGTTCAGCTGAGTAGGGTCACACTTGTAGAGACCTGCGCCAAGCATGTTAAACAAGTCAGCGTCAGGGTCGGCGAAGATGGAACGGAGATACTCATCCTGGGCGAGCCAAGTAATGACTCGGCCTTCTGCCTGTTTATAGTCCGCCTGAATAAGGATATTTCCAGGCTTGCTTGCAACGAACTGCCTCCGAATAGGCTTGCTCCGAACAATGTTTTGTAGGTTCGGATTCCTACTCGCCAGGCGTCCACTGGTCGTTCCGTGGAGTAGGTAGTTGGTAAAGACACGTTGACCGTAGAGCCTCTTACGAATACCCTTGACGAAGGTTCCGTATCTCTTAGCCTCGAAGCGATGCTCCAGTAGTCCTGCAACGAACTGGCCCGCATGGCTTTCTGGCGCAAGCCCGTCCTTGAGGCCTGCAAGAGTATCCTTGTTGGTACTGGCCGGGTAGAGGCCTTCCGTGTTGAGGAACTCCTTGACTTGTTTCGGACTCCTAGGGTTGATGTGCGGGGTTTCTCCCTTAGTAGCCTCAGCAACGATTCGGGATAGGTCATCTTCCATCTGCTCCAGCTTGGCTTCGTAGGCCAGTGATAGCTCAGTGTTGTACCCCACGTCGACCGTAATGCCGTTGAGTTCTAGGTACATCAGCTGGTTCGAAGCTGCTACGAGGAAATCATGCCAGTCGCGAAGGGACTTGACGGGGAGTTCAGGGTAAGGCCAAGCTTGTACATCGACATCGGCGTCCATCTCGGCTGTGAACATTTCGTAGAGATCCCATGTGCAGGCCACATCGAGTGCGTTGTACTTGTAGAGAATCTCTCGAGGAATGTTAGCATAGCTTCCGCCGCTCGGTACGAACTGCTTGATCTCGTCATCATACGCAGGCGCACCGAGTCGCTCCACAGCGAGTACCTTGAGTCCATGTCCGCCAGAGCGTTCGTCCAATGCATAGTGAGCGAGCATTGTATCGAACCACAGTTCCAGTGGGCCGAACAATGGGTAGAGGCCGGCCAGGTCGAACTTGCCATTGTGAGCAATGAGCCTTGACCTTCGAAGCAGCTTAAGAAGACGTCCTCGTACCTGAGCGTACTTGAGTGCCTCCTCACCGACAACAGCCGTCTCTCTCTTGTCCCAACAAAAGCCGATGCAGAGCATCTGGTACATGTTAGGGTGATCGAACGCTGTATCTTTTTCGATACCAACTTCGATATCCACGACAAGCTCGTAGCGACCGGTAGCATTCTGCCAAAGCACAAGCTTGTCGAGGAAGTCCACCGCCAGCAGTGCTTCGTCGTAGTAGGCAAAGCGAGGCTCCTCCCAGTGGCTGAGGTCACGGTTCACCTTCTCAATGTCAGCTACAAGAGTCGGAAATGCATCTGGATTTCGGAGAGTGTAAGCTGGGTGCCACGTCGGGACAACTCTTTCAACAGAGCTATCGCGGAGGCCTCGAGTGGGAGCCTTCGGAGGTCCGACGCGCAGCGATGTGATGGTCCTTGGATCGTCAACGAGAGCTGAAGTCGCTGTTCCTCCGAGCGCAACAACAGTTCGCACTCCTGACCGGGAAAGCTCCCCCATGAGACGCTCGCGACAAGCAGCTTGCGCCGCCGCAGGAGGGTTCGCGTTATCCGGAGGCCTACAGAGACACACATTCGTGTACAGAACTTCGTTACGCCTGAAGCCATGATACTCCAATACTTTGTCTAGGAGCTGACCAGATGGCCCTCTGAAGGGCTCACCATATACGGTCTCCTGGAACCCTGGCGCCTCTCCTACCACGGCAAGAAGGGGCACCCCCACTGGAATCAGTGAAGGTGCCATCTTCTCGTCTTTGAGCGGGCACCGGGCGCAGTCAGCTCCGGGCGCCTTCGGTTCCACTAGCCCACCCCATGAAAGTGTCGATGTTCCTACCCAGCAGGTCCATGTTGACTTCACGAACCTCTTCGAAGTACCGATCAGGTCGCGATACTGCTGCGGTATGTTCGGAGAGGTCTACACCCTCGATAGCCATGTTGTACGGTAGGCTACTATCGATGCCACGTACCCATGGGTAGCGATCACTCACCCAGGTGATCTCTTCCAGGTGGTTCGCACTCACACCGAGAAGGTGTACTGGACGTTCGCCATACCTCTCTGCAATGGCAGACAGGACGTAGGCGCGTGCTCGCATGTTACCGAGCGTAGTGATGAGGTGCCGGGGGAGGCCGATCGTTGCTGCAGGATACCTCGTCACGTAGTAGTCGACTGCCTTCATCACCTCTGTGAAGTTCTCACCCTGCGCTACCAGCATGTAACTGGTATCTTCCTGATGAGTTTCGTTCTCGGCGAAGAAGTGGTCTATCCTCTCGATCGTTCCCTTGAAGTCCTTCATCACATCAGGGACGACGACCTCGTCAGCACCGACTGCCGCAGCGCGTAGGAGGAGATCCCCGTCGTCGACAGACCCGCCCTCAGCTGCACCGTTATCGACGATGATGAAGTGATCGTCGCTTAGCCAGTTGTACATCCGCCAGTAGTCAAGGTCGGTAATCTGTGCGAGCACGAGGTGGTAGTCGGATCGCAAAGCGGTCTCGTAGTACCCCTTAGCAGGGATCAGTGCAGCCTTCATTCGGGAATGCCCCCCTTGTAGAGGTCGCCCTGCTTGCCCAGCATCTCTTTACCCGGCAGAGGTACGTTCGCTACTCTATCGGTCTGGATCCCGGCGATACCATCGCGGAGGAGACCGAGCTTGATGTAGGTGTAGCGGGCGTAGTTGGCCAAGTCGAGGACTTCCAGCATAGCCGATTCGATGGTGTCCACGCCGAGCCACGTACCAGCACCGTACTTCTCTTCGCCCATCTGGTGACGCTCGAAGGTACGGTTGTCGAACTCCTTGTTCAGTTCATCGATGCGATCAGCGATGCTAGTCACGGTCACCCTCCAGAATAGGATTGAATCTCTCTTGGTTGTATCGACGCTTCTCGTTCCAGACCTGCATCCAGTCGACGTTCTCGAAGTACGAGTGGCCCATCATGCTGCAGAGGTAGATGAGGACGTCGATGACCTCCTCAGCGAGATGCTCCTGGGCGTGGCTGTCGTTCGGCGACACACGGCCGAGCCCAATCTTCTTGATGATGTTAGCGACTTCGCCAACCTCCCCGGCGAGACACAGTCCCAGGAACTCGAGGGACTGGTTGTTCGGGAACCATCGCTTACCGTCCTGCTTGCACTGTGCAATTAGTTCGGATAGGAAGTACTCTTCTTCCATTACTTGATTCCCTGCTCTTTGTCCAGGTAGTACTTCACGACGTCGATGTTGTACTTGTGCTCGAAGGTGCCAGTACCTTCTCGCAGGAGACCCGAATTATCTAGCCAGTCTATGAAGTCAGACAACATCTTCTCAGCGATGTCGTTATCTACTTCCTGACTCTTGGCCACCTGTACTATCATTTGATTCCCATCAGGAATTCGTGTTTCGCGGTCCGGGAGTGGTCGCTGAAAACCCCATGCGTTTCCACTGTACGCGTAATCGTCCCAGGAGTTTGGACTCCTCTGATCGTCGTGCACAGGTGCTCTGCCTCCATTACAACGATGACACCCTTCGGGTTCAGTTCACTGGCCAGAAATTCAGCAACCTGTTGGGTGAGACGTTCCTGAACTTGAAGTCGTCGAGCGAAGTGATGAACGACCCTTGCGAATTTAGAGAGACCTGCAACCGCCCCGCCTGGAACGTAACCGATCCACGCGAAACCGACAAACGGTACGACGTGATGATTGCACACTGAGGCGAAGGGAATTCGGTTGATGACAACCATCTGGTCGACATCTTCCTTGAACACCTTCCACTTCATGCACTCGCCGTTGCAGTCCTTGCACTGCGTCAGCTCCTCCAGCATGGTCACAAAGCGTTTCGGCGTGTCACGTCCGTGGTCAGACGTAACGTCGAGCCCAGCATGAATCTGCAGGATCTCCTCAGCTAGGTCACGAGTCGAACCGATCTGGTCAGCCGTCACCGGCTGGAAGATCTCTCCGAGCTGCTTCAGGTCAGGGTAATCTGAATGTCCGTTCAACGTTAGACTCCAATCTGATCGGGATGCCATACGTACTTGTGGACCTGGACATTGAGACGCCAGGGTAGGTTGTCGTTACGCATGAGGTCGCACAGGATGTCAACAGACATCCCACCCTCCCATACGACACCGGCGTACACTAGTGGTTCTTCCTCCCGACCCTTGATGTGCTCTTCGTAGCGCCGCTTCGCTTCGAGGTAGTCCGTCGAGTCCTTGATCGTGAACTTGATTGCGTCATGGCTCTCAAGGTAGTTCATGTTGTTGCCGAACGTGATGGTGGGCTCATACTCCTCACCACTACCTGGGAGCTTCCAGTCTAGGATGAAGGTATCGATCATGTAGGGCAGGTCGTCACCCCAATCTAGCGCACCATTAGTAAAGCACTCCACCTCAATGGTTTCGCGAGAAGACTTCAGACCACTAATGAACTGACCTAGGTCTGCTTTGTTCTGCAGGAAGACCTCACCACCAGTGAGGCAGATGTTGTCAGCATCGAAGGTGAGGACGTAGTCGGCCAACTGGGTTGGGCCCCAAGACTTTTGGAGAGGAATGAACTTCTTCGGATCGATGGCGTGCTGCGTATCACAAGGCCAGCCAGGGCACTTGAAGTTGCAGCCAGCGAAGCGTACGAACACGGTTGGCTTAGAAGTGTTCGGTCCCTCTCCTTGATAGGACGCATAAACTTCCACCACTCGTAGCATCAGACAGTCACCTTTGTAGTAGTACCGGTCCACACGATGAAGGCCTCGGCACCGTTAGTCTTGGTCTCCTCAATACGACAAACTACGTCACACTGGAACTCGCGTGCAGCCCATTCGCCAATCCACTTAGCGAGGTTCTCCACCGTCGGCTCACCCGGAACCGTCGTGAGACCAGGCAGCGTCCATTCCTCCTGGCTCGGGTCGGTCTCATCGTTACCAGTAAAGACAGGTTCCGACAAAGGCATGGCCCAGGGGTCTTCTTCGTTCAGAACGAGATGGTGGTCGTACTTGGTATCGATGTGGTCGCGGAACTTCCGCTTCATGGAGCCGAACTCCATCGTAGCGCCAAATCGAGTCAGGCACATTCCTGAGTGGAAGTCCTGCTCCAGATTCAGGAAGACCAGTTCCACCTGCATCCCGTGTCCGTGGATCTGCTTGCACTTCGTAGTGTCCTTGGAGAGTCGGTGTGCGACCTCCATGTTGTGTCGGATCTTAAGCCACATCGAACGTGACCTCCATCTTCTGGGTGGCGTAGTTGTACTGTACATGAGCAAGTACTAGCGGCGGCTCTGTACCTTCTGCAACCTCTTCGAAGCGTTCGTTGTGCAGGCGCACGAGTACAGCATTGCGCATGAAGTCATCACGAACGCCTTGAACAGATGTATCGGGAGGCAAGTCAAGCAGGATGCTGATCAGCTCTTCGGTAAGCACCAGCACCTTGTAGTTTCTAGACATAGGAACCTCGGTCCGTGTGGAGTTTGGGCAGTCAAGTCAACCGTTGTTTAACACGGGCGTGTGTAGTGCGTAAAACTCCACACGCCCGTGGTCTACTTGTTCACTTGCTCAGACGGAAAGTGTGATGCCGATGGAACGGATACCATGGTAGTGCGGCGGGACGAGCTGTCCGGTCTCGGTCTCCTGAATGAGCGAAACCGAGAACCCGCCAGTCGTACAGTTGCCGCTGGTGTAGAAGGTTACCTTCCAGTCGGCACCAGCAAATTGGCCTCCGGGGTTGGAAACGAACCCAGCCGAGTTGGCGCTGACCGGAGTACCGTTCGCCCACGTCGCAGGCCAGATCACCAGGCACCCATCCCAGGAGTACCAGATGTTTCCGAGGGAAGACTGCCAGCGGCCAGCTGATCCGTTCGGGCCGGAGAAGTTGATCCACTGGTAGAGGCAGACGCTGCCACTGACGCAGGAGTGGTAGGTGTCTGCTCGAGCAGGCGTGGCGCCAATGCCTACGGCCAGCACGATAGCCGCAAGTACTGCGGCAATGCGTTTGAACATGTACTTCCTCCTCTTACCGACTGGCGACCGCTTGCCGCCAGAAGTTCTTGTCTTCGTACTCGGTCTTGTCCCAAACCTGGAGGCCGGTATCAATCTTGTCGCCGTTGTACTTCTGTTCCGCGTCGTGGATGGCCTCGAGTCGCTCGACGCAGGTGCCGCACTTGCCGCAGTGCTTCTCCCCGCCCTTGTAGCAGCTCCAGGTGTCCTCGAGTGGAACACCGAGCTTCAGGGCCTCGTAGGCAATGTCGGCCTTGGACGCACGAAGGAACGGTGCCAGGATGAACCCTTGGTGGACATCTTCGATGTCCATAGGGTCGTCCGTCTGCAGCAGACCAAAGCCAGCATTACCTAGCACGACTGCGGCGTTTGCTGCCTGGATGAATCCGGGTCGACAGTCTGGGTAGACGAAGTGGTCGCCGGCGTGCACCCCAGTAGCGATAAACTGATACGAGTTGTTGACAGCGACGCCGGCCGCGATGGACAGCATGATCATGTTCCGGTTGGGGACGACCGTCTTCTTCATGTTGTCCTCGGCGTAGTGCCCCTCCGGGACGTCGATGATGTCGTTGCCCTCGGCCTCCTTGTAGTCCGAGGTGAGAGCCGAGTTGCTGATCAGATGGGTGATGCCCGTGAGGTCGACGAGGTCCCATCGCAGTCCGAGCTTGTGAGCGGTCGCTCCAGCGAAGGTCAGCTCCCTGAAGTGTCGCTGACCGTAGTTGAAGCTGATCAGGTGGGGAGTGAGTCCGTCGTTCAGAAGTTGGTACACCAAGGTAGTGCTGTCGAGGCCGCCAGAGAAGATGGCGACGCAATCAGACTCTGTAGCTTTGACCTCACGCGCTGATGGGATGAGCGCTTCACGCGTCACCTTGGTGTAGCCCATCGAAGATGGGATCACGTAGTTACCGATTTCGTCCTTACTCACTTGGGTCCTCCAATTAGCGGGTGGTAGATTTGCTTACCCATTTCAGTTCTCGACATTGAGATCTGTCCACGTTGCATCAACGTGTCGAAGATAGCATTGGCTTGCTGGGCAGTGAGGTGGTACGACTGCATGAGCGCGCTTCGAGCGATGCCAGGACGTTTGACGATAGCCCCGAGTATACGTTCCAGATCGCGTTCGTACGACGTCTTGCCGATCCCGTTGACGATCTCAATAGCGTAAGCGCGCCACTGCTTACCGTAACGGATAGCGTGAACGATGTCTGCCTCTTCAACTGTCACCCCTTCCTGGTCTACTTGTCTCGCGGCTGCTAGCAGGATTGCGGCCTTCAGAATGTTCTTGCTGAGCCTGTCGAACAGTGGCGTCATCAGTTCGGGCTTCTCTGACTCTAGTCCAGACTTGACTAGGTCATTCTCTAGCAGGTTGTAACGCGTCCAAGCATCTGGCGTAAGCTCCGCACGTACGTTTGGTTCAGCAGGTACCTTTTGGTTAAGAGCCCTTACTGTTACATGACTAGCCTGGCCATAGCCTTCGACTAACCTCTCCATGCGTCGGATCAGGAGGTCTCGGTTGCCTAGGTCTTTAACCGTTGGCGGGCCGAGGGGTTGTAGCCGAGACGTATCCGATTCTGCAGTAACGAAGACGAAACGAGGAATGAAACCCGAGGAAACGTGTTCATGAGTAAGTAGCCCCTGCACACGATTACGGATACCTCCAGCGAAAATGAGGAGGATCGGGTCACGAACTGTAATTTCCTCTTTGCGCAGAATTCGCTTCTGCAGTTTGCCGTCATACAGCTTGGTGAGTACTTCCGCCATACCAGCATAGTAGTCCTTCTTAGTGATCATCTCCAAAAGGCCGGAGAACTCGTCGCGGAGGAAGATTGAAGGCCTTTTGGGCCTCGTCGACAAACCCTGGAGCAGACCTTCCACTGAGCCGTCTGTGGCCAGGATCGCATCCGGGTCCACGTCCTGTAGCAGGTCCGTCGCGATGTCCATTGCTGTCGTCTTCCTCGTCAGTGTCGTATCGCCCAGGATCATGAACCACAGGTTCGGTACAACTGGCCCGTACGATGTAGGCAAGGTGACACGACCGCTCAGTAAGGCACTTAAGATGGTAAATGCACCCGCCTGGTGATACTGCGTAGCGGCATCGCCAAGAGAACTCGCCCATTCGATGTATTCCTCTACGAACCCATACTCTTTGGATGCGTCGTCCTCTTCTTGAGGGGTGAGCAGGTCTCGTACGTCGGCACCGGGAAAGACAACGGCGTTAACACGTTCGTTGTAACTGACGAACGCTCGACATACCTCGACCCAGAGATAGGATCGATCCTTACCGTCTCGACGATACTTATTACAAGCAGCAGCCCACGAGACAACGAACACCTCCTCACGTGTCATGCCCATCTCGAACAGAAGCATCTCCAACTTCCAAAGCTTCTCCGACCACTCCCCATCAGGCGTGACGCTGAACAAATCGTATGTAGCTGGAAGCAGGGCGTGCTTGTACTTCTGCAGTAGATCCTCTGGCTCGTCTTTGGGTAGTTGTTCCACAGTGGGCATAGGCGTCTTGAGGAACGCGCTATGCTTGACCTCTGGATATACCTCGAAGTCCCGCACTGTGTAGAGTGCGCCCGAGTACTTGGAAAGGAATACTTCAGGCTGTCCGGAGTACTTATGGTTCGGTGTGCCTGGCACGCGGAGGAGCTGCGTCAAGTCCCAACCACTACGGTCGCACCCATCTCCTGCATGGAAGTAAGCTAGGCGCTTGGACATGTCTTCGGCCACGTGCGGTGGTACTGCGTGAGCCAAACTCCACAGGCCCTGGTGACGACCGGGGGAGCTCTCAATCAGGTAGGAAGGGGTGATGAGTAGCTTCTCTGGTGGACAGCTATCTAGATCCGCCCATACGGTGGGACATTGATGAACATTGTCCTTCCGCCGTCTGGCGCTTTCGAACAATTGAGGGCAGTAGTACACGTCGGCAAGATACTTACCGTCTTCAACTGCGCGAGCAGCCGCATCCAGCTGGTCGGGGTAGAGGAAGAACCGCTCAGTCATCTCTCGCTTCTGTGCACCATTACCTATGGATAGGAAGGCAATACACAGATAGCCCCGGGACTCGGGCCCAAAGGCCATCTTCAGAAATGCTTTGGAGGGTGATTCCATGCACTGCCCTATTTGGTTAGGGATAGCCCCCGAGGGTGCGCTCGGGGGCTATCGTAGGTGGATCAGGAAGGCAGGAGCGAGCTGCCGGCCGAAGAGGTACCGGTACCTGTACCACCAGCAGCACCCAGTGGGTTCTTGCTGTAGCCTGCGATCTCGTTCTTCTTCTCGTACGTGGTGCTCTCGCCCGTCTGCTGGTTGCGAACGGTGCGCTCGCCCGTGATCTTCACCTTGGCCCACACCTCAGTGCCCGTGAGCTCATCAGCGTCCGGAATGACCAGCTCCTCGCCCTCGGCACCGGAGTAGATGCCCATCGCCTTCGCGAGCTGCACTGCGGTGTACAGTGCCCCCTCGAAGAGCATGACGTTCGAGAAGACCTTCCGGCCCTCGTACTTGCCCTCGCTGACAGTGTGCTCGATTGAGTAGAACGGCTCGCCGCGGTTGTCCTTCTTGCCCGGCTGAGGAGCGTTCTTGACTTCCTTGAGCTCCACGTCGGACAGTACAACCTTGTACCAGCCGGCAGGGATAGGCTCGAGAACCTCGGACTTCGCTTCCTTCGCGGAAACGTTCAGCTTCAGACCCATTTGTCAGTTTCCCTTTTCGCTTCGGTTCTTGTTGTAGTAATTCAGGATGGTTTCCATCGTTACAGTTTCGTCGGCACCGATGATCTGCGGCATCGCAGCGCCACGCACCTTGGCGACAGCGATGTCCGTCTGACTAGTGAGCATAAGCCGACGCTGCTCACCATTGACTTCTTGGTTGTACATGAAGAAGACAATGTCGGGAATCTGTGGGACCTTCATCTGCATCTTACCGTTGAGCAGCGGCATCCACTTGTGCTTGCCAGTCTTAAGCTGGACGCGCTCAGCGTGTGCGATGAAGATCACGTGCATAGGGAGATCGCGGTACAAGCGAATGAGACGGGTCATTCGTACCTGCAGCTTACCCCACTCACGAATGGAGGGGATGTCGGCGTCGCGAGATTCATTCTCAGGATCAGCCTTCATCTCGGTCATGACCTGATCTTTACACTGCTCGGCGATCTCCGACAGCGAGTCGAGTACTACTGTCTTGTAGCTATGTCCTCCGGCTCGCAGTGCGTTGTAGACCGAGATGTAGTCATCCCATCGACGCGCGGGGATGATCTCAACATCAGGATGTTCACGTAGCGTTGCCTTGCCCGCCTCAGCATCGAGGTACAGTACGTTACGCATAGTTGGAACGCTCGAAGCAGAACCAGCAAGCCAAGTCTTACCAACGCCGGCCTCCCCATAGATGAGCATGTTCAGCTTCGAGATGGCTTCGGTGTCGGGCCTCTCGATCTTGAGGCCTGCAAAGGAAGTAGGGGTGAGAACATCGTTCAGCATTACTTGTACTCCACTCCTACTGCACTGAGTTCGTCATCCCAGTACACACCCTTGACCTCATGCGGATCACCATGCTTGTCGACAACAGCCACTTCGGCGTCAGGGCCCTCACCCTCGTCGGCCGCACTCATAACGGCGTCAATGAACTCCTGTGTGTTCATTTCACTGGCTCCATGTACTTGTCCGTAGAGGGCTCTGCCTCTTCCCAATAGTGACGGTCCCGCTTGTCGAACATAGTGTCCAACGTGTACTGGTAGTCCTCGCCTCGTTCCTTACCAAGGCATGCATCCCAGAACGCACAGCCGCCGAAGTTGCCAAAGCCCTTGCAGTGGAAGCGTCCTTGGTTAGGATAGATCGGGAGAGTTGGGCGCGTCATCTCTTTGGCCTCTTCGTACAAGTGCCGAAGACCGTTAGCGCACTGCTCGTCGTTACGGAAGACAGGATGCCATGCGTGGAAGACTGGCCCCTCTTGCTGGAGGTACTCGATGTGATTGTCGTACAGACCTTGCTCGAAGGCCTCGGGGTCATTCTGGGAGACAGTGTCGCGATAGAGTTCCCAGTTCGTGTTCGCCTGCTTGTTGACTGAGAAGAGCCGTCCGAGCCGTCGGACCTTCATAGGCTCCGGTTCCTCAGGTACGGCCTTCTTTATCTCGGCATAGATAAAGCCCACGACTCGGATGCCAAGGAGCCGAAGAGCTGCAACGTATCCCGTAATCTGTTCATCGTTCCAGAGATACTCATCCGATGTCTCGAGCCCTGATAGGCGTGCCGCGGTCTTCCAGTCGCCGATCCAGTAGTTGCCTTCTGAGTCTTCCAGAAGAATGTCAAGACGTCCTCCAAAGGTTACGGGCAGACCCTTCCAGTGATCGTCGTCCTCCAGAGGGATTCGATCCGGCCAGTCCTGCGGGTAGTTGACTTTGAGCCAGTTGATGTACCGTCGCGTACACCAGTCGCACTTGCACCAGAGGTCCTGCTCGCCCGTGTCAGGGTTGAGGATGGGTACTTCGAACTTAATCTCAACCTTAACTGGCTTCAAGCCTGCGTGCTGTGTCGGGGCTACCTTGGTGAAGTAGTAGTTCAACATCTTCACACCGAGGTCAACGCGGTCCTTGTAGTCCGCGGACATCTCAGGATCGATGTCGCCATTAAGCTTGACGTAGTTCAGCCTCTGTTC